GTAATTTTGTATCTGCCTTTGTAACTCATATAAATAATTCTATATATTAAATTAATGTTAACTCTATTTATATAGGAAAAAACTATGGCAGAAAAAGAGAGTAACCAAACTAAAGAACCAGCTGGTCCTGTAGGAGGTGATACTGAAGGTATTTTAAAATACCCATTAAATATATTAAATGAAGAAGTGACGGAATTAATGAGATTCTCTATAAAATCTAGGGATAATTTAGAAGAAGATAAACAAACCATATATCTTTATACTCCAGCTGGCGTTGCAAGTGCTGATTCAGCTACTTACAATACTCAAGACTTTGGATTTACAGGAGCTTTACAACAAAATATGACAAGTGTAGCTCCTGCAATAAAAGGTGACGCAGGAGCAACTTCTTCTCTGAAAGATACTATACTTGCAAATAAATCAGAAGTTGCTGGAGGATTAGCAGTAGCAGCTACAGAAAAATTAGGCTGGGGAGCATTACAAAAAGGAATGATAACAGCCGGCCGTGCAAAAAATGCTCATACTAATCTTGCATTTGATGGTGTTGGTATGAGATCTTTTACTTTTACATTTAAACTGGTTGGTGAATCTGAAAAAGAATCTGAAGAGATAAGAAAAATAGAAAATACATTTAGAAAATTTTTATATCCAAGTAATGAAAAAGAACTGGGCATAGTACTTAAATATCCACCATACTGGTCAATACAATTTATGAGCCATAGAGATGGAAAAGTAGATGAGAATCCTTATTTGCCTTATATTGATCTTTGTTATTTAAGAAGTGTAAGTACTACCTATAATAGTTCCACAAATGCCTATCATAAAAAAGGTCAACCGATTGAATTAGATCTAGCTTTAGCTTTTGATGAAGCACAACAAAATACAAGAGAAGGATTATATAAGGATCCATTAAATTTTAAATCAACTACATATCATTATGAAAGAGGTGGATTAGAATCAACTGCGCCTGAAGCATTTACAGGTGAAGTTTCAGCAGAATAATGGGTGGTTACTGGAAATTCAATGAGTTAACCCCAGAAGAAATAAAAGAGCTTCAAACACTTATTGATGAAGATATAAAAAGAGAACTTAGGATAAAAAAAGAGTTTAGAGAGAAAAACAAATGAGTTATTTTAAAAGATTCCCTAAATTAGTTTATGATTTTAATCGTGAAGGCGTTGTTAATTCAGTGGTTGATATATTTAGGCAGGTTAGACCAATACAAAATTATGTAGACAATTTTACTGCTTATAAATTTTATTCAATTAGAGATGGCGAAAGACCAGATATAGTATCTCAAAAATTATATGGAAATACAAGTTATTATTGGACCTTTTTTATAATTAATGATTTTCTTCAAAATGGAATAGGTTCTTGGCCAATGGGTATGCAAGATTTGAATCAATATATTGATCTTGAATATGAAGGAGTTGCCTTAGAAACAAGACCAAATATTGTACGAGATACAGATGGTGGTATTACTGAATTCAGGAATTCTCTTGCAGGAGAAGACAAAGCACAAAAACAAGGTGCTTGGACTGTTGGAAGAACTGTTACTGGAGCTACCAGTGGTGCTACTGGTATTCTTAAAAGAAAAGATCTTTACTTAAATCAACTAGTCGTACAAGATGTCACTGGAACTTTCCTAGGAGCTGGAGATGGAAATACCTTAGAAGATGTTACGGGTAGTTGGATAGATCCTGTTACTAAAGCTATTATACCATGCTCAGTTCAAATTTGGAAAGCATGGTCATATGCTGATGCACCTCATCACTGGTATATATCAGGTGATGCTATTGAAAATGAATCATTTTTTCAAGATGAATTTGAAGGTGATGGTACAAGTAGAGTATTTACTTTAACTAGTTTACCTTATGCTTCAGAAAAAGTTCAAGTTCAAGTAAATAATCAATCAAATTATAATTGGACTTTAAATGGTATAACATTAACCTTTTCTTCAGCACCAGTAAATGGTGCAGAGATAAAGGTAATAATACCTTCTACCTATCCGGATGGAACCCCAAAATATGGTATTGAAGCTCACGTTTCAAATGCTAATTTCTTTTCAGTCACAGATGATGCAACCGCAGCAGAGCGTTTACTTCAACAAGAAGGGTCTGTTGCAGCACCTCTTTATACTTCTAATAGAGAATACATATTTGAGAAAAATGAAGAACGTTCTAAGATAAGAATTATAGATCCTACATTTATTTCAGAGTTTGTATCTAAATTCGAGTCTTTGATCAATGAATGAAAAAATAACAGAACCTTTATCCCCAACCTCCAAAGCAGATCATCAAGGATTTCATGTTGATCCTATTGCTTATGATATAAAAAAGGTAGAATTATATCCCCATACTGTAACATTCAAGGAAAAAGAAGGAGATAAAACATCTCTAGATCTTAGACCCCAGGTAAATATGATTCTAATTACAGAATCAATATTCCAAAGTGCTCTCCATGTTAGTTTTGGTATTATAGATGCTGTTGGAATTTTAGATGAACTTCGTATACAAGGGGGAGAAAAAATACATTTACGAATTGAACAAAAAATTAAACAGACTGTTCTTTCAAGTAGTTTTTTACAAGATTTAACAAAAGACATTGATCTAGAACTTTATATTTCAGATATAAAAAACTTTGAAAAACCTAAGATTGACACACAAACTTATACACTAGAATGTGTTACAAAACCTGCTTTTTTAAATCAACTAAAAGTCTTAAATGATCCCTTTAATGATACACCAGCAGAATTGATAAAAAAGATAACTAAAGGTGATTTAGAAATAGAACCAGGAGAAAAAGGCCGAAAATTTAAACCAAACTCAATTGATTTAATTAAAGCTATTGATGATACAGTTTATAGTTTACCTCCTGATGATAGTGGTTATGGTGAACCAATAAAAGGAATATATCCTAAACTTAGACCTATGGCAGCAATTAATTGGTTATTAAGAAATTCTAATGATAAGGGTACTCCTATATTTTTTTATGAGAGTATGACATATGGTTATCAATTAAAATCGTGGGAAGATATGCTTGATGATGCAGATAATTTTCCTTATGGTCCTGTAATGCCATTTACCAATCTTCCATTCGATTCAATATATAAAGGTAGAGAAATGACTATCGATAATCCAGATTATTATGATTATCAAAGAAGAAAAATAATATCACTCCAAAGTTCATTAGGAATTTCCAAATATAATGATTCTAGAAAAGGAGCATATGCTTCTAATCTAACTTCAGTTGATTTTTCTACAAAAATCTATAAGTCTGATAGTGTTTTTAAATATGATAATGATGATAAAATGGATGAGAAATTAAATAAATATAAACCTTTCTCAGATAAAATTAAATTTAATGGTGATTCTCTTAATACAGATTCTAATAAAAACGCTAGAAACTTTTTTGTAAGTGAAAATAAAAATGCTTTTAAGGATTGGGAAAATTATCATTCAGCATTAAAAGTAAAAGATATACAGAAAAAAGAATCTTATCGAGCTAATATGGATGTATTAACTCATACCATGGAAATACCTGGAGATCCAGTATTAGGAGCAGGAATGATAGTTCAATTACATGTACACAAAATACAAGATCAAAATCTTACTGATGAAGAAATTACAACTAAAGCAACAGATGGTGATACATTAATGGGCGGAAGATTTATAATAAAAAAAATTAATCATTATTTTAAATCTACTGGATATACAATGGATTGTGAAATTATAAAAGATTCATCAACAGTAGATCTTGATGAGGAGATTAAAGTATAATGAGAGAAGATGATTTCATAGGACAAAAATTTTACTGGTTTAGTGGTGAAGTATTAGATATAAATGATACTGAAAAATTTAACAGGGTTAAAGTAAAATGCCATGGTTATCACCCAGAGGATATAAAAAAAGAGGATCTACCCTGGGCAACAGTTATGATGCCAACAACATCTGCTGGTACTCCTAATGTAGGAGCTAACCATCACCTAGAAGAAGATTCATGGGTAATTGGATTCTTTAGAGATGGTGCGAGCGCGCAAGACCCTGTTGTTATAGGAAGTATAACTACTTCAAATGATGGTACTGCAGATCTGCATTCTTCAGCTTCAACAACAAATAAAATTTATAGATCAAAAGCTGGTCATCTAATAGAATTACAAAATGAAAAAGATAATGAAACAATTCAAGTAACCCACGCAAAGGGTGCAAAGATTAATATTGATAAAGATAATAACATCACTATTACCAATTCTGGAACAACAAATATTACAACTACTAAGGATATTAGTCTTACATCATCAACAGGGCAGATAACAATTGCTTCTGGCCCAGGAAAGAAAACTAAAATAGTATAATGGCTGAAGCAGCAGAAACACTCCCAGAAATCTCGGTACCTCCTTTTGAATGTGTAGGAGAACTATTACCTACTCCTGCAAATATGACCAATATGTTTGGTACTATAGCAACCAATGCAGAAAAATTCGCTTTATCTACCGTTGAAGAGTGGAAAGATGAGGGAGAAAAATTAAAAGATGTATTAGATACCTTTAGAGAATTTCTAGTTGCATATGATCCTAAATGGAAAAGATTAGAAATGCCAGAGAAAGAATGGGAGATAATGATACAAAGATTGATGGAAGAATATCCTATGTATATTCAAAATACAATCTTACAATTAGTTAGTAAAATAATTCCTATAAATTTTCAACTACCTTTATTAGGATTACAAATAGATTTAATTAAACTAGTTTCTGATAGAGCTTATCTAGATCAATTAATGGCAGATGTACAAGGATATGGTGCTGATGTCCAGGCACAAATAGATGGATTAGCTTCAGATTTATCCCCAGAAGCAAGACAAGAAGCAATAGATAAACTCCGAGCAGATAAATTAGACGCAATATATCAATTACTTCCTTCTGAATATAAAATGTTTGCTGGTGAACATGGGTTCGAAACTGCGGATTTTAAAGGAAAGCAGATAGGGGATTTTATAAAGAATGAAGCTAAGAAATTACAGAATGCTTTAATGACAGGTGGAGCTACTGCTCTAATTGATAAGTTTAAAATAATATGGGATGCTTTAGGATTACCTGGTATAGATTTCCCACTAAATTTAGATGCAAAAGCACTAATTGATGCAGCTATAGCAGATGCTAAAGATGATGTAGAAAAAATGGCAGCATTAAAGAATATTAAAATAGCAGGATTTGATGTTATGGCTTTACTCGGTGGAGAGTTTGATGATAATGTTGAATCAATGGAAGTTCAAATTGCCAGAATACAATCGAAGTTAAAAGAATTTGAAGTTAACTTTGAGGACTTTACGATAAAAACCTGGTTACAAAAAGTTGGACCATTCCTTAAGGCAATAGGATTAGGACCAGTAATAGATTTAGTATTATTAGATTTTTGTGATTTTATGGTACTAATGGGTATACCTACAGCATTAGATTTGAGTAGCTTCTCAAGTATTAAAGAAGTAGCAAATACTTTTGATTCAGGATTACCTACTTTGAGTGCTTCAAATAATCCGGCAAGTAATTTTACAGAAGAGACTATGTCAGAAGGACAAACAATCATTGAAGGAAGTTTTACAGCTGGTGTAACGGTTGTTAATACAGCAGCCTTAGATGCAGAAACAGCATTTACAGATTATACAATTGTAAGTGGAAATATAGTTTTGAATGAAGCAGCAACAGCTGGAACAGAGTACTTAGTAATTCCTGATTCTAGTGGCTAACGAGTATAAATAGATATATGGCAATCGCAACAGACAAATCATCAGTATATGCTCCAATAAGCACAGTATCTAGGAAAAAGGGCTGGGCTGATTTGGATTTATCTCTGAAAAAACATCCTATACAAAAAGATATAATACCTTTAAAGGATGATAATGCTATTAAAAATGCTGTTAAGAATCTAGTATTAACTAATTTTTACGAAAGACCTTTTCAACATGCAAAGGGAGGTAATTTATCTGGATTTTTATTTGAACCAGCTGATCCAATTACAGCATACGAAATAAAAGAAGCTATTACTGATGTATTAAGTTATCATGAATCAAGAATAAAGCTCGAAGGAATAAGTATATTAGATGATGTTGATGCTAACGCGTGGATAATAAACATTAAGTTTTTAATAAAAAATATAAATATAGTAACCAATGTAGAGGTTTTACTAAGAAGAACAAGGTAGAGATATGGCAACAAATTTAAATGTAACCGAATTAGATTTTGATGATATAAAACAAAATCTAAAAAATTATCTAAAACAACAAACCGTATTTAATGATTATGATTTTGATGGGTCAGGATTAAATGTATTACTAGATGTTCTAGCATATAATACACATTATAATGCCATGGCCGCACATTTATCATTGAATGAAGCATTCCTTGATTCTGCTCAAATAAGAGGAAACGCTGTCTCGAGAGCTCGGATGTTAGGATACGTTCCTACATCCGAGTTAGCAGCTCGAGCTAAAATTAATATTGTTTTAGATGTTACGGGTGAAACAGCAGAAAAACCTACTTCTCTTACAATACCTAGAGGAGCTAAATTTTCTACTTCAGTAGGAGGATTAACTTATAGATTTGTTGCTTTAGAAGCTCAAACTGCATCATTAATTAGTAACAAATATACATATAATAATGTAGAAATTGCTGAAGGAACTTATAATTCAATTAAGTATAGAGTTGATAATGATATAGCAATTCAAAAGCATCAAATTCCTCATAAGAACGTGGACACGACCACGCTCCGCGTACGCGTACAGGCGAACGAAGAATCTTCAAATTATGATCTGTTTATTAAATTTACTACTCTATTAAATGTAGTATCAACTTCTAAGATTTATCATCTTCAAGAAAATTCAAATGGATTTTATGAGTTATATATGGGCGATGGGGTTATTGGTACTAAACCTGCTAATAATAATATTGTTACTCTAGATTATGTACACTCAAATGGTAAAGATTCTAATGGAGCTACTACATTTACTATGGTAGATTCAATTGGTGGATTTTCTAATACTGCAGTAACAACTGTCAGTAATGCAGCAGGTGGAGCTGATCAAGAAACTATAGAATCAATTAGATATAATGCTCCAATAGCATTTACTGCTCAAAATAGAGCGGTTACGGCAGATGATTATAAATCTATTATCGAAAGAAACTTTACAAATATTTCTTCTATTAATACTTGGGGCGGAGAAGATCAAGCTATACCTGATTATGGAAAAGCTTTTATCTGTATTAAACCAACAACTGCAACAACATTAGATCCAGACGAAAAAATATCTATTATTAATTCTATCCTTAAAGGAAAAAATGTTGTATCTGTTACGCCAGAAATCATAGATCCAGATTATAGTTATTTAGAATTAGATATATATTTTAAATATAATCCTAATCTAACAGACAGAACTTCTGCAGATCTAGTTTCCGTTGTGAAAGATACAGTTGATGATTATAGCCTTAATAACTTAAATAAATTTGATGGAGTATTTAGGCATTCTGGAATATTAAAACAAATTGATAGCTCTGATCCATCAATATTATCTTCTACCTGTAGGCCTTTTATATTTAAAAATATAACACCAATTGCAACAGTTGGCGTATTAAATAATTTTACACTTACTTTCCCTGGATCAATCTTTACTCCAAATGGTGTTGATGAATCTTGTATAAGTTCTACTGCCTGGAAATATGGTGGTATTGATAATTATTTTGCAGATAAAGCAATTTCAGGTTCTACAGATAGACAAATATATGCTTATAAAATAGTTGATAGTGTTAAAGTAACCACAATAGATAATTGTGGAACACTTACTCCTTCAACTGGTGTAGTAGTATTAAATAATTTTACCCCAGATGATACTACTGAAATTCGATTAACCGTAACACCTGATTCATTAGATGTTGCTCCAAAGAGAGAAGAAATTTTAGCAGTTGATGGGGCAAGAATGTCAGTCACTGCAGAAATAGATACTATCTCTACAGCTGGTTCTTCAGGTTCTATAGATTATACAACTACTTCAAGGTTTAGAACCTAATGGCAAAATACGGATCAGATCACGAGAATCCCAATTATGTGGAATCTGTTGCTTCTTTAAAAAGAAAAACTAAAGAAGATATTAGAATTGATTCGATAATCCCTTCTCATATATTACAGGATGCAACCAATAGTGATGGTTCTCCTAATATAAAAACATTATTAGAATATTATTATAAGTTTATGAATATGGAGGAATTTATATATACCTCCACTGAAACATATACGGATCTTCTTTCTGCTTCTACTACGTATGTAGATGGTTCAAACGATCCACAAGCTAAAGCAGCTTTTAGAATACCAGATCCTAATAATGAAAATAATGAATTCTTTGCTGATTCTACTGGTGCATCTTCAACGTTAGTCGTAGATAATGCTGGTACTAATGTAACTATTTCTTTGACTGGTAATTCTTTACCAGTTATTTCAAATGGTAATGAACTTCCAGGAACTTTAGTAAATAGTTTAACCCCTAAAGGTAAAACTTTTACGGTTGATGATATACCTCGTGCCTATATAGGAAAATATGCTACATTAACTACTACTGCCTGTCATTGGGTTGGACCAGGACCTTCTTATGTTTTAAATGCTATTGAAGAAGCTATGAACATAGACGAAAATTCAGAAGTTTATCTAGATCAAATGCAAAAAGAAATAGCAGGAGCTATTCCTCGTAACTTAACCTCAGTAGAAAAAAGATCTCTATATAAAAATATCACAGAGTTCTATAAATTAAAAGGTGCACAGGATAGTATTGAAGTATTTTTTAGATTATTATTTGATGAAAATGTTGAAGTAGAATATCCATGGAATGAAACATTAATCCCTTCTTCAGGAGATTGGGATGTAGATCCAGCTCATCCAGCTGGTGGACAATACCTAGATAAAAAAGGAATGTTATCAAACACTATTAAACTTCAAGATTCTTATTATTGGCAAAAGTTTTCTTATAATATAAAAACAGGTAAAAATTTAGCTGATTGGAGATATGCTTTTGATCGATTAGTTCATCCTGCAGGATTTATTTTCTTTGGTGAAGTTTTAATTCTAACAGAATTAACTCGACTTATACTAGGAGATTATCAAAGAGTTTCAGCAACA